CGCGCTTGTTGCCAACCACCTTGGTGATGGTGCAAAAGCCAGTGCGGATCATCGCATATTTCCGCAAGTGATCCTCGGTGGGAAATGCAATATCCCACGGCTCGGGCAGTTGCATCCATGCTTCATGCACCGCCGCCATATATTGCCGATGGCTAGCGCCGCTGCGCTCTTCCTCCACGATCATGCGATAGGCGTGGCCCGAAGTGAACGTGCGTTCGGCCAGCCGCGAGAACCGCCCGATGGGCTCCATCGCCTCGCCGTTCCATGTGAAATAAACTGGTGGCGGGGCGCTCATTGCTCGCGTTCCTTTTTCATGACCATCAAAGCCGTTTGGATGGCGTCGGCAATTTCCTCCGGTTCCAGATTGAAGCGGAAGCAATAGCCGACAATCTCCACCATCAGGATGGTGAACACGTCTTGTGCGAGGTGGTGTGCGCGCAGGCCGGCCATCTGGTAAAGGTCGACGCTATCGTTGTGCCATTGGTTATGGCGCTCGGTAATGCGGCGGTGCAGATCGTCGCGAAGCTGTGTCATGGCTTTGGCTTTGCCAAGGTTACGGGTTTGCGGGATCGACGCAGGCCCCACTGCTTCAGAATGCTAGCCCCCTGACCTCTCGCGCTTACCGCCTTTTTCTGCCACGGCTTCGCTGTGAAGTTTCTGGTTTTTTCCAGTTCCTTGGTTAGCTCATAGCCAACCGGTAACCGGTGCTTGCGCTGGTATTTCATGCTGCCGCCTCCTGCAGGTATCGCTTGCGCAGCAGATCGACGGTGGCATCAAGGTCGATTAGGAATTGCTCTACCTCAAGATCGAATTTGGCGATGATCTTATCGTCGCGGTGAATGCGGAAGATGTGCACCTGCATGCCGAGTGGCAGGCGGTTGTCGAAGGTGACCAGATCGCACCATTGCCGGCCGGTGCAGGACATCTGGAAATGGCATTGGGTGGCGTAGGCAACATCAGGCTTGCCGCCCAACAGCACCTCGATCATGGTTGCAGTGTTGGGGCATTTGATCTCGACCAAGCCATCATTGCCGACGAGGCCATCAGGCGAGCAACCGGCCATGGCAATGGTAGGATGGGGGACAAACCCCACCTCAGTGATTTCGGCGCCGGTACGGAGAGCATAGGCAAACCGCGCCTCGGGCTCGGTGGCGATGCCGTATTGCATGGCGGCGCTCTGATATGATGGCGCCGGTTGGCCAGTAAGCCGCTCGATCACCAGATCGGCCATGTAGTTTTTTCGGCCTGACGTATAGCCTCCGGAACGGGTGACGGCCACGATGTCATGTACTCGCGATGCCGTCACCCGCCCGCAGCGGGCTTGTTTCCATTCTTCACTGCCCTGCTGCATTGTCATCGTTCCTCGGACGCATCAACGAATAGTTTTGCTTCGGAAATGCTTGCAATGGAGTTTAACCAGTCAGTGGCTTCTATTGCTGCTTGTTGGGTGAAAAATCTGACGGAATAAACATTCAGACCGGGGTCATCACCGTCGCCGTAGGCGAGGGCTATCACAACATAGTTCATTGTGTGACCTCCAGTGCGGTGTGGCGGCGGGCCCTGCGTTCGCGTTCCTGCACCTTGCGCATCTGTGCCTTGCAGACATAGCCGGCCGCGATGCTGATCACGCAAACCGCGCAGAAGTAGCGGGGCGACTGATTGGCCGCCGTTTCAATGAACATGCGATTAGGACTACACTTGCATCGTTCACACTGGGACATTCTTCCATTCCTCAAAGGAACATTCGCACATGCCAGCAGCGACGGCACTGACCCATCTTGCCTTTAGCGTCACATCAGATTGTTGACGCTTACCGGGTTGCCATTGTCCGGTGAGGAGGCGCAGTTCCAATAGGGTCATCTTTCCGCAGTTGGCGCGGCATATCAGTTCGAAATCGGTCATCTTCCGCAATTGCCCTACGGTCGTGATCTCGGGCTCGGGGTACCGGCAGACATTTCTGGCGCGGCCCGTTAGGACCACATCCGACAGCGGCGTGTCGTCAGGCAACCGCTTGCCATCCTGCGGCACGGTCACGGCTCCACCTTGGGCAGCTTCTTGACGTAGGCCAGCGCGGAGTCGAAACGCTCAGGGGCTAGGTCTGACACTAGGTTAATGCGGGCAAATTTGCAGAACCATTCGAGGGTTCGCCCGCTATCTTCGATAGCGTTTTCCAACTCACTGATCGCTGCATCGGCCAGCCGCTCGGGCGGCTTGGGCCCGTTGGCCTTGTGCGCCTTTTCTGCCCCGGTTGCATCGTCATCTTCATCGGCGGCAATGCCGATCAGGGCAGACAGCGAATAACGGCGCGCGTAGGTTAGTGCGGAGCCGATCTCTTGCGGTCGTCCGGACATCGGTATCGGGTGCTCACTGGCGATCCATTGGCCGGATGTATGCAACAGCCGCGTATGCAACACACCGTCGCCAATGGTCTGGACGATGGCGAGGCCATTGGCCGACAACGGCTTGCGCGCGGCATCGAAGATGGCGGCGAGATCGGCATATTTTGACTTAAAATGCGGATTAATCCGGTTCATGATGGCATTTTCCATCATGCCCTGTGCCTGAGCCAAGGCAGCGGCCAACTCGTTAATTTGCTCGGATGTGTTCATTTGTCTCTGCATGGGTATGGAGGGAGCGAGGCGCTCGGAAAGTGCTTGGTTTCGTAGCGCCACGTTCTGGGCTTCGTAGGTCATTTGTCTTCCTCCGGTTCCTCGGCTTCGGCGCGCTCCCGATCGAGGCGGGCGAGATCAACCGCGGCTTCAATTGGGGTGGCGCCGTAGCCGATATGTCCCTCCTCCAAGCCGTCGTGCCAGCAGGCCCAATCAAAGTTGTGGTCGGGGATCGGGGGGAACACCTGTCGCAGAACGATGTCATTGGTTCTCATTTGTCTTCCTCCGGCGGCTCCTCAACGAGCCGGGCCTTCCGGCGCGGGGGTTCGCCAAAGCCGAACGGGCGGCCGATCGCACCGCATGGGATCCCGTTGTAAAACAACTGTCCTCGGCGGAAGGTGTAGTTGTTATTGAACCATGCGCCGATGACTTCGAAGTTCACGCCCATGTTGCCATCGGTCGACGTGATGATCCGCACATAGGGACCGCACTGCCATTCCCCGGTGGGGAACCATCCGGGCGCTGGTTGCTGTGCTGCCGCCGGCGTGATGACTGCAACGGCCAAGGCCGCGAGGATGAGGGTTCTCATGGCTGCAGCTCCTCGAAGCCATCCGACAGGATGTCGTAGCCGTCATTGCGGGTGTTATCGTTGGCGGCGGCTTCGGCCGCAGCGGCATCCTTGCGGGCCTGCTCCAATGCCGCGCGCAATTCGAGCACGCGCCGATAGTCGCGCGGCATGCCCATGCCGTAGTCGGCGCGCTCCAACTCAAAGGCGATCCGGCGGACGCGCGTCCAGGCTTGTTCGGGGGTCATGTCACCAGCCCCTTCGCGCTTTTGCCAAGCGATCGATTTCGGCTTGGGTGCGGGAACCAGCAATGAAGAATTCATCTTCTTTGCCATTCATGGTTATGCCGTCCTGCCATGTCAGGCCGATGCAATGGTTGTTGTCATCAAACACGACTAGCCAATTATCTTTGCCCTTGCCTTTGATCACTCGGTAGCCTTCGGTTACCCAATGCACGGTCTTCCCAGCTTTGACTGCGGTCTTGATCTGATCGAGGGTCATGACTGCACCTCCTCACGCGCCGCAGTCATTGCGGCTTCGCACGTCGAATAACGTGTGCCACGCTTCACGATGACGCCGGTTGTCTTGTCTCGGAAAGCAAGCAACCAACCCGTGCCCCACACGTCGTTCACGTCATATTCGGTGCAATATGCAATTGCGGCGTAGACGGGAGCCTTTTCGCTTTCCAGCGTCCAGTAACCGCGCTTCACCTTGGTTGCTTTCATGTCCTGTGCTCCTCGTTTCGATGTCCCCTTGTTCCACATCCCGTGGTCCACGTCAAGTGGATATCTCAACTATTTTACTCCCGATATCCGCACCCAAGCGGCGGCATGGAGTGCGGCGCGGGCATGATCGCGCAGGTCGGCCTTGTCGGCCGGCTTGCCGGCACCCCACAGCCGCCCCATGCTCCACGCCAAGGCAGCGGCGGCAGCTTCTACCTCCTCATCGCTGACCAGTGATTTGACGGCATTTTCAAAGCTCGCTTTCATGCTATACATTCCCCACGGCTTGACGTTCCACGCAATGTGACATATAGGAATTTCCATGGCAAGAACGTATCCCCCGATGAACCTGACCACCGCGAGCCATGTGATCGACGCCCTCGGCGGCACTGGCAAGGCAGCAGCGATTTTCGGGATTGACGACAGGGTAGTGTCTAACTGGCGCGCAAGGGGCCTGCCCCCCGACACCTTCGCCGTGCTGGCGCCGCTGCTGCGCGGGCAGGGCTATAAATTCAACGATGCGCTGTTCTCGCAGCGCAGCATGATCGCGGTGCAGCACAAGCTCAGCAAGCGCGGGCGACCCCGGGCCGACGCCGAAGCCCCCCAATATCTCTCCCTGAAAGGATAGCGGAATGGCTGACCGATTGGCTGACCTTGTGGTCGGGCTGCAGCGCATGGCCGACAACGCCGCCCAGCGCGGCGACGACCTGCGCTACATGCAGCATCAGGAGATCTACGATCACATCGGCTGGCTCGATCAGCAGCTCGACATGGTCGAGAAGGTCCGCAGCGTGCTGATTGAGGAGCGTAAGAAGTTCATGCCGGTGGAACGGGCGCGGCCGGCGCTGCCGCAGGATACCGCTGAGAAGATGCCGCGGGTGGTGGCGCAGGGCCCGAAGGCCGCGCAGGGGTGACCGATCTGCCGCTGTCCCGGCTTGCAGCCTTTTCCACCGAAGAGCTTCACGGCTGCGCAATCCGTGAGGTTCGCCGCCGCAAGCGGGTCTATCCTGTGCGGATCCAAAGCGGCCGCATGGCGGTGGAAAAGGCCGCCGCCGAGATCATGATGATGGAAGCCATCGAGGCTCTTCTGCGGGAGTTGGCCCGCTCCGAGCGGCTGCTATGACCTTTGTCGAACGACAAGCCGTAGATGTCGAACGACAAGCCGTAGAATAACATTCTACACCACCGGTTGTAGGTCGCCACCTTATCCACAACTAGCCGATAATTAGTCGTTGCGACTCGCCGCAAATCAGCGCAGCCTTGTGCTGCCGGGGCAGAGGGGCGGGTATTGTCACCCGACCGACTTGCCCTCCCGTGTTCCACGACGACGGGGCCCCGGCGCCACCTCCGGCACAGAGCGGACAATCCATGAATAAGGAGCTATGGCGCCGATGGGCGCGTGACGATGAGGAAGATAAGTGGGCGCGCATCCGCGAGGATGGGGAATGCGAGGATTGGTGGATACCGATTGGCAATATCCCCTGTGAGAGCCCGATCGAGCGGCAACTCGCCTATCGTCTTGTCCCGCACGCGATGAAACACGGTTTCACTGTAGCCCAGCAATACAAGCTCGGTCGCTACCGCTACGATTTGGCGCTCTTCTGGGATGGCAACATCGTCGCCTTGGTCGAGTGCGATGGCTGGGAATTTCATTCAACGCCCACACAGCGTACGCGGGACGCTGCCAAGGATCAGGCAGCGGAGCAAGCCGGCTTGGCAATGTTCCGATATTCCGGCCGGGACATCCACCGCAACGCCCAGAAGTGCGCCGAGGAAATCATTTTCCAATTGTGGGGACGGCGATGAGGGTATCGATCGCCCAGCTACAAGCCGCCGGCATGACCAACGATCAGATCGTTAAGCTGATGAAGGAACGCGAAGCCGATCGCCGCGAACGAAACCGGAAAGCCCAGATAAATCATAGGTCACGTCAGCACGAAGGTGCTTTACGGGCTGACATTGATGACAGCCATATAAAGAAAGAAGTTAGTAAGAAAGAAAGAAAAGGAAGGAAGACAGTTATGCCCGTCGATTGGCGACCGACGGTAGCGGAGGAAGATGCGCTCGAATTCGAACGCTTCGCCAATTATTGCAAAGCCAACGCAAAACTATACGCCGATTGGGATGCGGCGTGGCGCAATTGGCGTACATCCCCCTATCGAGGGCGAAATGGATCACTTCACGTTCGACCATCTGGACAACAAGCCGGAAGCCTCTCCGAAGCCATCGCCAAAGTGCGATCCCGGCTGGGTGCTGACGCGGATCGACCTCCTGATGTCCTCATACCGCAAGACCGACTACCAAAACCCAGAGGGTTTCATCGCGACGCTGGGGGCGATCCTGGAGGATTACCCGCCGGCGATCGTGGAATACGTGACCGACCCGAAGACCGGCCTGCAGCGGCGGTGCAAATGGCCGCCGACGCCAGCGGAGGTGGTCGAGGCATGCGCGGCGGAAATCGCTTGGCGAACGAAGATAGCCCAGAACTCAAGCTTGTCGCCGGTACCGAAGTTGCCGCCACCGCGATTCAGCGCCGAGGATAGCTATGAGATGATGTTCAAGAAATATGGGCGACCGACCGGCCCATTCGAATTTGCCGGTGATCAATGGAGTAGGCGGGAGCCCCCAAGGGTGTGATGGCAGACGACCTGTTCTCATGGTTACCACCGGGGGAGCCGCCGCCCCAAGACCCCTATCTGCTGTTCGACTGCCATGGCAGAATAGTACCGCGCGACGTCGTCAAGATGTTCGAGGACATGGCCCTCAAAATGGCCCGCACCGGCCGCCCGCGTTACTCAGTCCGAATGATCACCTCCGTCATGTGCTGGCACCGCCACCTCGAATATGCCGATCGACCATTCAAGATCAATCACAACTGGACCTCCGCCATGTCGCGATGGTGGCTCAAGCGCCATCCCGAATTTCCAGACTTCTTCGAAACCCGCGAACGCAGCGACGACGGCTACGACCATGAACAAGGCTCAACTCCAAATGACTAATGCGTGGCAAAACGTAGTTTGCATTTTTGCAAACGGGACAGCGGCAAATTTGCAAGCTATATTCGCCCAGATCGACGCGATGAGGGTGGACACCCATGGCCAGCAAGCGGCGACGGCGCGGCAGGCCGCGCAAGACGGGTCACCGCTACCCCTCCGGCAATCTGAGGCCCACGAATGAACCGGCGATTTCGCCTGCGGCGATTGCGGCCACACAGCCACATCGCAAGGGTCTGGGTGAACGGATGGCTGATCAACTCGCGGAGAGCGAACTCGGTCGCCTGGTCATTCGCGGTCAGATCACACTCCTCCAGCACCTCGCCGGCCAAACCTACGCCCGGCAGTGGCGAACCTACCTAGCGACCCTGGATGGCCCCCGCTGGACCGGCAAAGGGGGCGGCGGGCGAGTTTTAGCCTGTGGGGGCTGTCCGACAGCGGGGGACATCACAAAATGCGCCTGTGGGCTCGCGGCGCGACTGTGGAGGCGGTCGTGGGATGCCATGCAGCGGGTGGATGCGGCAGCACTGGTGACCGATCTGGTGGCCTACGAGGTGCCGGTGGCCAAGGCCGAACTTCCGCTACTGTGCGCCGGGCTGGATGAATTAGTTTTTGAGCTGGGCTTGACCTCAGCCCGCAAATCATTTTCTTTGGAAAAGCAATCTGAAAAGATTGCGCCGGCCAAGTTGTAGCTTGCCGGCGCTGACCGAGCGGATCTCCTAGCGAAAACGCCCAGCCCGTAATTGGGCAAATAATTCAAATCGCTGATTTCCGCAACAGGCAGGGTGTAGGGGCTTGCTCCAACTCGGATGCCTGTAGTGGTAAATGCCGAGTAATGGCGATGTCCCGACGGCGGCTCCGTCCGACAGGATCATCGGCCGTTTCCCTCCTACCCTGCATGGTTCATTCCATGGGGGTAAGGGGGTGATGGCTCGAACCCTCTGGCTCACCATCCGACAGGGACTAGGAAGAGTAGGAGCTTTCCGGTCGCGGCGCCCTCTAGCAACCGCGTCGGATTAGCGGCCGGCCGGCTTCCCTGTCCTGTGCAGCCGGCCGGTTGCGCTACAACCTTGGGTTATACACCATCAAATCAGCGATTTGATGGGATACGGGCGACCAAAGCGACCGATCCCTATTTGTTCACCATAATTAACCCAACGGAGGCGACCATGGCAGAGCACAAGAACGAAGGTAAAGCTAAAGGCCCCGAGCTTGTTGATATCGATCTGACGATGAAGCTGTTGACCATCGCCCACCACTCGGCGAACGACGCCGGGCTAAGGGCCGTCCATGGCGCAGCGCGGCATCAGTTGATGGAGCTTAACGCCGGCATTCAGGCCGAGATCGACAAGGTCAACAAGGCTGCTGCGGACAAGATCGCGGCCGACGAGGCCAAGGCCGTTGAGGACGCCCGATTGGCCAAGCGCAAGGCCGAGGACGATGAAGCCGCTGCGGCAAAAAAGGCCGAGAAGGTCGAGCACAAGAACGAGGCCCGGCATCCTTAGGGTTAGCGCGCAGGCGGCTGCTGCGCCTGCTGCAGTATCGCTACATGCAATTGATCCTGCAGATCGGCAGGAGCAAGAACGGTATCCACGCGCCGTAGATAAGCCACAATCTGTGGGGATGGTCTGCCTGTCAAGGTAACCACAGGACAGGAGACTTGGATATGAAACTATTCACTACGGCCATTGGTGCCATGGTTGTGGCAGCCACGATCGGCATTTCGACGCTGGCGTGGGCGCAGAGTTGTCGACCGGGTCAATCGGTAACCTGCACCCAGAGCTTCGGCAACACCATCTGCCGCTGTAGTTGGTAATCGGTTTCCGCCCCCGATCGTTCCGCTGGCGACCTCCTCGGACCTCGGAACGTGGTGGAAACGCGCCAACCCCCGGGGATTTGCATGACCCCCCGGGGGCTGGACGTGCCAGCGTTTCCTCTGGAGCAATGGGCCGGATCGCACGGCCCGTCCGGTAACCCTCCGGGTAGATGAGCCGATCAGTAGCCCGAGCGGACAAGGCGTAGGCCAACGCGACCGGCTCGAATGGTGGAATACACCCTCCACGCCATGACCGTCAACGGGATGTTGCCTTTACGTTAATACGTTCTGTGGATTAATCTGCTGGGATGACATTCTACGGCGCAATATGCTGGCCGTCGCCCGAGACTTGCCTTGATGAGGCGTTCGATACGCCCGACGTCGTGGCCGACCATGAACTGTGCCGGGCGATTGCCGCCGGCCGGTGGGGGCTGCACCCCGACGCCTGGGGCAATCACGATCCGCTGCCGTTGAGATGGTTACTGCGAAAACGGCGCTTGCCGCCAGTGGCTTACAAGGAAGCGCCGCCGGATCCCCAATGGGAAGCCAAGCACCGCCGCCGACCGGTGGAGGATCCGGCCAAGCCGGCCAAGCGCAGGCCCGGACCCAAGCCCAAGCTGCCGCCATTCCCGCCATGGTGGGAACCGCGGATTGGCACTATCCAATTGACCTGTGACGAGTGCGACAAGGCGTTCGGTCCGCAATTGGACTACGGCCGCGGCGAGCGTGAGGCGATGGCGGCGGGCCTGCGGGCGGTGGGAGCGCAGAGCGGCTGGACCCACATCGGCTGGCGCGACCGTTGCCCGGAGTGCTCAGCGCCAGAGAATGAAGGCGATAACGCAGGCGAGCGTCAGGGCGATAACCAGCACACCGACGGCGGTTAGCAACACCTCAACATCGCCGCTCATATAATATCCACTTGACGTGGGCCACATTCTGTGACATGATGCCATCCTCAATGGAGGGTGACAACATGGACAGTATCGCAATTTTACTCTGTGGAATGGTGGCGGGTGGCGTGGTGTTCTTTACCGCCGTGCTGGTGCTGTTATGAGCAAACACACACCGGGGCCGTGGACGTTTGATATCGGCGTCAAAGGCTATCACGTCTACGATGCGGAACTTTGCACAGTGTGCACCGCCCGCGAGAAGCAAACCGCCCGTCTAATCGCCGCCGCGCCCGATCTGCTGGCGGCACTGAAGGAAATCAGTCGTTGCGCCGCTATCCCCGATGAATGGTTAGTGCCTGTGCGCGCCGCCATCCAGAAGGCCGAGGGCGATCTTTGATATCATAGGAGCCGTCATGCCCTACGATCCGCGCATGCTGCAGGCGATCGGCCGCATGGGGATCGGCATGATGGCACCGCCGTTCCAGCAGCCGCCGCAGCAACAGCAGCGGCGGGCGCCGGAATGGTGGGAGCAGCCGTTGCCGCAGCGCAAGGATCAGCCGGCTGACCAGGACAAGGATCCAAGCCAGGATCCCGATCGGCCCAAGCAGCCGCCGAGCTTGCTCGACATGATGGTGGATTATCACGACAGGCAGCGGCCGCGATCTAAGCATACCGTCCAGTATGGCCAGCCGGACGGCACGGTCACGGCCAGCCCGTGGGCGTTCCTCGGAAACCTCGGCAGCGGCGGGCCCCCGCGATAATGTCCGTGAGGTGATGCGATGCCCTACGATAACACGATGCCCGGTCAGCCCGGTATGAACTTGGGCCGTCCCGGCGGCGGCCTGATGATCGGCCGCCAGCGTATGCCCGGCCCCGGCCCTTTGAACCGGCCTCCGGGGCTACCGGGGCCGGGCGGTGGTCCTCCGGGGATGCCGCCGCGGCCACCGGGAGGGATGCCTCCAGGGATGCCTCCAGGAATGCCACCGGGGCCCCGTCTGGGGGGCATGCCGCCCGGCATGGGTCAGGGTATGCCACCTGGGATGCCGCCCGGCGGCATGCAGCCGCCACCATGGATGCAGGGCATGCGGCCCCAAGGCATGCCGCCCGGACCACCGCCCGGCATGCCGCCCAATGCGCCGGCTGGGATGCCTGGGCTAGGCGGGCAAGGCGGCTTACCGCCTGGGTTGCTACAGATTGGCCGCCAAATCTATGGCGGTCCGCGATGAGCGACACCTATTCGACCATGCCCGATGACGAAATGGCCGAAGGCCCGCAGCCACCGCAGGAAGAGGCCAGCGAGGCCAGCGAGCCCGCCGAGCCCGCCGAGCCTGCCAAGCAGACGCAGGAGGCGGCCAACTACCGCGAGGGTAACCCGCAGCGCAGTTGCGGCCTGTGCGGCCACTTCGACAGCAAGGGCCATAGTTGCGATGTGGTCGAGGGCGACATTTCTCCGTTCGGGTTCTCTGACAGCTATCTGCGTCAGGACAATCCGTTCCGCGAGGGCGAGAAGGACAGTTTCAAGGGCGGCAAGAAGGTTGCGGTGGTTGCCCCTGCGGTGAGCTTGGCCGCGCCCCCTCCCGGGCTGATGCAGATTGGCCGCCAGAGCTATGGCGGCGAGGCCTGATATCCACTTGACGTGGCCCACGTCTTGTGGGATACTCCCTGCAGACAGGGAGAAATGTCATGCGAATACTCGTGCTCAGTATTGTGTTGCTCGCGGTCGGTAGCGTGGCCGCACAGGCCGAAGACCCCTTTGCGGATCGTCGCAAATGCATCCGCGAGATGTTTCACCTTATCGGCGAGATGGCGACAGCCAAGCGCCTATGCGATCCGAAAAACTACGTCACCGATCCGAACGAATATGGTTGGGGTTGCCCCAGCGGTAATAGTCCAGAGCGCGTTAAGGGTGTTGGAGCCGCAAAGCAGAAAAAGGATGTGCTTTGCGAATAAGCGCCGAATTCAGCCGCTGCTGGCCGTGGCTTGAAGCCTCGCTGAACGAATTCGGCGCTACCCATACCAAGGATCAGGTTTGGGAAGCGATCAACCGCGGCCACTCTGTCCTGTGGCCGGGCGAGCAGGCCGTCATCGTCACTACCATGGTGACCTATCCGATCGGCATAAAATGCTGTTCGGTCTGGTTGCAGGGCGGCGAGCTTGCCGAACTCAAGACCATGTACCCCGCGATCGAGAAATACGCGCGAGCGCAGGGCTGCGACTGGCTGATCGGCTGGGGCCGTGACGGCTGGGTCAAGGCGATGCCGGGTTGGCAGAGTTGCGGCACTAGGCGCAGAAAGGTTCTGACCGAATGATGCAGCGGCCATGGGATTCCGGCACCGTTGATGAATGGTTGCCGCGAAGCCTGCGGCTATGCTGGGGCAGCGGCGGCGGCCCCGGCGGCGAGGGCAGCGGTGTCACCACCGGCGGCGGCGATTGGGGCAGTTCCGGAAGCTACGATGCATCGAGCTACAATGCCGGCGGCGACCTCGGCGCCTGGGCGGGCAGCGCCTACGATTCTGCCAGTTATGCCGGCGGCGGCGGCGGTGATTGGGGCAGCTTCGGTGCCACGAATTACAGCGGCTACAACGCCCCGAATGCGATCTTCACTGACGTTGCCGGCCCCAACCCTGGCGTATTCACCGGCGGCGGCGATTGGGGCTCGGCCGGCGCATTCAGCGCGGAAGGGACCGGTGGCGGGCCAGGCGGCGCCATGTTTGGCGCGACGCAGGGCGGCGGCTTTTATGGCGACCAAGGCGGTGGTGGCCTGTTTGGCGGGAGTGGTGGCGGCGGTGGTGGTGGCAGTTACACCGGCGGTGGTGGCTTAACCGGTGGCGGCGGTGGCGGCGGTTACACCGGGGGCGGCGGCGGGAAGAGCGGCGGTTCCTTCGGCAACTTTGGCTCCAGCAACTTTGGCGGCGAGGGTGGCGGCAAAAGCTATGCCGGCAGTCCTAGCGCCAGCCCGGGGTGGGCACCGGCGTCGGCCGGCAAGGGTGGATCCGAAGCGGCACCCGATGCCGACCCAGATGCCGGCGGCGGCAAAGGTGCCGATCCTGATGCCGGTAAGGCCGCGCCCGATGCCGACCCAGACACAAGTCAATTCGGGGGGCCTGAGACACCCGCTGCAGATCCCGCGCCATCCAAGGGCGACGAGGCCGAGCCACTAGGCTCGCCGCACGCAGCCGAAGTTTCCCCCAGCGAAGTTGCACCTGAAGCTGCGCCATCTGTTGCTACTCCAGATGTCGCGCCTCAGGCATCGCCAGCGGTCGCCAGCCGGGAGGCTAATCCATCAGAACAGCCGTCAGCCTTCGGGCCGCAAAGCCTGACCGGTGCGCTGCAGACACTCAGCGATCTAACGCAAACGTCGCTGGCGCAGCAGGACACTCCCTCCGGCATGGACCTTGCCGGTGATCGCGGGACAGCCTTTACGTTCGGGGACTGGGCGACCGCGCCGCAAAGCCCGTATGATGGACCCTTTGGCGGCCCTGATGTCGTTGGTGATCGTGGGACGCAGACGGCGCCGGGTCCCTACGTTGGACCGTTTGCCGGTCCCGATGTTGTAGGAGGTGGTCGTCTAGGCCCAGATCAGGGGGCCCCGCAGTGGTCTTCTAATCCTCTGCTCTCGGACTTAATGACGCGAGGGCCTGAGCCGCAATCGCTTATAAGCGCCGTTCCATCGTGGATGCTCAATCCCGGCATTTCCATTCCCTCTCCAGCGTGGGCGCAAAATTCAACGAGATCGGTTACCGATCCTTGGGTAGATCCCAGTGCGGGGGCGCGGGCGGAAAGTCGAATAGAATCGAAACCACTATCAGACATTAACACTTGGCTATCGCCGCAGAACCAGGGCCCGGTTACTACCTCCATTTTTAACGCTATTCGCGGTGCACTGAGCCCCGTTGATGAGACATCGTCGATGGGCATCTATAATGGGCCCTTTGCCGGTCCCGATGTCGTGGGTGATCGCAGTACCGACACCACCCCATGGGGGTCGGTGTTCGAGGCTCCCGCACAGGCGCCCAACGATGCAGATGTGTTCGATGCCCCTGCACAGGCGCCCAACGATGCGGATGTGTTTGAAGGTGCCGCTGGGCCTACCCAAGCCTATCAAGAGGCATCGCAGCAACTCAGCGATCTGACGCAGTCGGCGTTAACCCCGCAAGATCCCTGGAGTGATGTGTTCGAAGGTGCCGCACCAAACTATGGCGAACCTGCTTGGGGCGATGTGTTCGAGGGCGCGGCACCCACACCCGAAGATGTAGTGCCGGCCATCGAGGCATTCATCCCAGGGGATAGAGAAACGAGTTTCGAGGGCGAGCGCGGCAACATCGAAGCATTCATCCCGGGCAATCAGCAGACAGATTTCGGGTATCAGGGAACCGCCGAACCGGCAGAGACTGCGGCCCAGTCTGCTGCCGCGGCCGCGCAGCTAGCCGGCGCATCCCCGGAAGCCGCCGGGGCCGCTGCCGCTGCCGCATATGCAGCCGCAGGACGCGGTGCTGGTCCCGCCGAGCAAGCCGAAGCTGCCGCCACCGCCGCCCAGCAGGCCGGTGCTTCACAACAGCAGGCGATGGCAATCGCCAATGGCGTTTATGGTCAGGCCCAAGAGGGCGGTGGCCGGCCCCAATCGCAAGGCATCACGCTCGGGCAGGTTCAAGACGCCGTTTATGGCACAGGTGGTCCGTACATCACGCCGGAGGGTAATGTTTACGGCGGCCATACGATCGCAGACATTCAAGCCGCAGTGTATGGCGATACCCCTCCTGGGATGCCTACGGGCAACCCGAACACTCCCCTGACGGACGACACTTCGCAACAGAGTTATGCCGACACCGCGGGCCGGGCTCAATCATTCATCCCGGGCGGCCAAGTAACGAATTGGGAATATTCCGGTTCGCCGGCACCGCCGCCGGCCCCACCGCCCAGCGAGCAGCAGCAAGGGGCTCCGCCGGCGCCAGCTCCATCCACGCCGCAGCCCGGCCTCGTCGACATACAGCCGCCGGCCCCTCCGCTCGGGGCGCCGCCGACCACAACACCACCACCATCGGCGGGCGCACCCGGGATCAAGGGTACTTATGATGCTCCCCCATGGCAGGGGCCAACGACGGCCGATCGATACTTGTCGGATGTTTACGATCGCGTGCCAAATAAGAGCGACGCCGGCGGCAATTTTACATTTAAAGACCCTCTGTCCGGCTCACGTCTTGCATTGGAAAAAACGCAATATGCTATTGGTGGCGTCGATCCCGACTTTAAGACTGTTGTCGAAGCCATGGGCAAGGCCATGGATAAGGCCGGCGTTCCCTGGACGATCACCGCAGCCTTCCGTGACAATTTTCGGCAAGGGTTGATTACATCAGGGGTCTTTGCCCGCGGGCTGGGTTCTTGGCACGGCGGCACCGATACCGTGAGGGCTAACCGTGCTCTTTATGGCGGTATTAATCCGGTGCCGAATTGGCCGGGATATGCCGATGTGTCGAAATCCGCCAACCGCCTTTCCGCAGAGGATATTGCAAAGGGAGGCTATGCCTACGGATTAGGACGTGCTTTCGATGTGACGGGCACTAGGGGTAATCAGGGTCAGGTTTGGAGTTGGATCGATCAAAACGGTGGGAAATTTGGTGTTAACCGCACATATGCCAATCGAGGTTCATATGATCCGGCACACATTCAACCGACGGAAAATTTTCGCGAGTTGGCCGCTAAAATCCGCCAAGGCTTCGATCCCCTGACGGGAAAATACCAGACCGACGACGGCAAGCCGGACCCGAACTTTGCACGGAAACAAGAGGCGCAAGACCGCGCGCAGCGGGAAGCAGCGCAGCGGCCTGTAGATGTTCCGCGACCGCCGGCCGATATCCCGCCGACTGTTCTGCAGCCGCCCGATATTGTGCGCCCGCCGGCCGATATCCCGCCGCCAGCGGCACTGCCACCGCCCGAGGCGCCGCTGCCCGACGCGCGCCCGCCAGCCGATATTCGGACCCCGATCGATAGGCCCAACGAGTTCGACATTCCGGTGACGCTGCCGCGCGCCGGGCAATTGGACCCCGTAATGATCGCTCGGACTATAGCAGCCATCCAGAAGGAGGCGTTGCGGGGGATTAACCCTAACACCACCAAAGAAGAAGCCATGGCGAAGGGCGCCGCGGGCAGGGCCGCATTGATTGCGGCCGGCGTCCCCCCTGCCATGGCCCGGGCCGCGATGCTGGACACGGGCGCCAAGACCGCCGTCTTGATGGGTTACGGTCCCGGCGGCAAAAATGCCACTGTGTTAGGATTTCTCCCCATTCCCCAATCGAAGGTTCAAGAGAAGATTGCCGAAAGTGTTGCCGAAGCGATGCAGGGCTACAAGCCTGCGGCTTCCGGCGGCGTCATCGGAAAAACGGAAGCGTTCGGTGGTCCCGTGCAGGGGCCGCCCTCGCCCGCGCAGCAGCGTAGCGACGTGCCGTTCGGACAACAATTTGCTCGGGAATTAACCAAACCGCCAGATCCAAACGCCCCGCCGCTAGATCCAAACGCCCCGCCCCCGCCGCCTGCGCGGGGCGGCCGAACGATGATCGCTGAAGCGCCTGGATTGCTTCATTTAGCGGCCGGCGGCCGTGATGTTGGGGCGCCACCTGCAATTCAGGGTTTCCCGGGACGGGATTATGGGGAAGGGGAGATCATTGGCAATCCTGATCTCATAATTGAGGACCGTGATTTTGGTCTTGCACCTCCCGCACCTCCGGTCGGATTACGCGACCCTAACTCCCCCGATTTGCCTTTTATGATTACCCCGCCTTTTGCTCCTCCCGGGCCAGCAAACCCCCCCGGAGAGCGACAAGCCTCGCTACTCGACTTCCTGCGGGGCAGTTCGATCCGCGCCTTGGCCAAGGGCGGCCGTGTGGCCAAGAACGAGCCGGTGGTGGTGGGTGAGGAAGGCCCGGAATACTTCGTGCCGGATCAGCCGGGCACGGTCTGGCCCCATATTCCGCAGCCGGGAAAAGGTAAGAATATCGACCGTTGGCCCAAGATACCGGCCCCAGAATATCCCGGCCGATTTGGTGGCGTTGAGCGCGAGATACTGCGGCAGACGCGCAATGCACAGGATCCCTCTCCCGTCCTAATGGATATGATCGACAGCGGGCGCTTGCCGCTCAACGAGGCCAACTGGCGCAGTATGCTCAACGATCCAAGGCTGATTGCGCTCGGGAGATCACGCATGGAAGACAGGCGCGAAGGCGGCTTACCGGAAGGGGAGCCGATGCCGCTGGCCGAGGGGCCTCCCGATCCGGAAGATCCGATGGCACAGGCGCTCGGGTACGGCTCGATCGCCCGTCGTCCGATGCGGATCGGGCGGCAGAGTTACTAGCATGCCAGCGCGCAAACGACCGAAGGGATTGGCCCCGTTCAACACCGCGGAATGCCGGGCCAAGATCAAGGCGTCGCAACTCATTCACCGGCTGCAGGCTCACATCTTCGACGGGCTCGAGTTGAGCATGAGCCAGATCAAAGCGATCGATATCCTGCTCAAGAAGATCATTCCCGATTTGACCCGCACCGAAATCGCGGCCGACCTCAACGTGCGCTATGTCGCCGAGCTTCCCAAGGTGCTCACGCGCGAGGAATGGGTGGCCAAGTATGGCGCCGACCACCTCGATCTGAAGGCACTGCCGGTGCCAGACGATGGAAGCGGCAACGGCTCTTTGCAATGATCGCCGGAGTACACAACCATGGTTGATATACCTTACGGAATGTACGGTGGCGTAGGGGGGGGCTCCCAGCAGCAGCCCGGGTTGCAGCAGATGGCGCCGCAATCGTACGGCACATGGGCACTACGCGACACCGACGCTTTAATTCAACAGGCCCAACAGGCGCTCAGCGGCGGCGGCGGTGGTGGCGGCGGTGACGATGTCAGCCGCGGCTTCAACATTGGCAGCCCCGGCGCCTCTACCTGGGAGATGGGTGGTGGTCTGTTCGGCGGTGGAAGCATGGCGCCCGAAGATCGGGCAAAGTATTTCGATGCTTACGGCGGTTACAAGTTTGACGATCCCGATCAGGTGGCGGCAGAGTCCGGCATAAGCTTGGCCCAATTGGCGGGCGGATTTCTGCCGCGATATGGCAGGACCGGCATAGGATACGAGTACGGCAGCGATCGGGGCGGGTTTTTCAGGGCCGAAGATTTATTCCGAAAACTCGGCCGCGATGTTCCGGGGATAGCGACCCATCAAATGAGCGGGCCTTCGACCAATAACTGGCGCTTGCTTGGCATGGGGCCGGGCTGGATCATGCGCAACGGAGAACTCATCAACACCCAGTCGAGCGAAGGCTTGCGCGGCGGGCAGATCGGCTCCGATATGGGAGTGGGGATCAGTGCCGAGCACGGAATGAGCGCGCAGAGAGGCTCGATACTCGGAACCGGCGGTAGCGGCGGCACGCCCAATCGGTGGAGCGATAACTACTACTGGCCGGGCGCGGCGTTCGGCGGGTACACCGACCGTTGGCCCACGGGAACAAATGTCTAGTATGAAACATGGACGCCGTAACCGATCGCATCGAGCGGGTCATCTGGTCGCCCGGGTCAAACTGGGCGCAGTGGGCGCTGCTGGAGTGCCCAATTTTCGAAGTGTTCTTTGGCGGCGCCCGTGGTGGTGGCAAGACCGACGGCGCGCTGGGCGAGTTCATGGTGCACGCCAACGCCTTTGGGCAGCACGCCGCGGGCCTGATGGTGCGGCGCACCTATAAGGAGTTGGTCGATACTATCGAGCGGTCGCGGGCGATCTACGGCCCGCTGAAATGGACCTATAACGAAACCGAGAAGCTCTGGCGCGATCCCCGCGGCGCGCGGCTACGGTTCGCATACTTGGATCGTGATAGTGACGCCGAGGGCTATCAGGGCCACAGCTATACCCGCGTCTACATCGAGGAAATCGGCAACTTCCCCTCGCCGGCGCCGGTGTTCAAACTGTTTGCCACGCTACGCTCGGGTGCGGGTGTTCCGGTAGGTTTCCGCGCCACCGGCAACCCGGGTGGGCCCGGCCACCAGTGGGTGAAGGCGCGCTACATCGATCCGTTCCCGCTCGGCAATCAGGTGATCCACGATCCCGTCACCGGGCTGGATCGGATCTTCATCCCGAGCAAGGTGGACAATAACCCGTTCATCGACGCGGAGAGCTACAAGCAGCGGCTGCGATCGTCGGGCAGCAAGGAATTGGTGCAGGCGTGGCTGGATGGTGATTGGAGCGTCACGCTCGGCGCCTTCTTCGACTGCTGGTCGACGGCGCGGCATGTGGTGCGACCATTCGAGATCCCGAAGGAGTGGCTCAAGTTCCGCGCGATGGATTGGGGCTCCGCGCACCCGTTCTGCGTCCAATGGTGGGCGGTGGTGTCGGACGATGGCACCTACGGCGGCAAGTTCCTGCCGCGCGGCGCCATGGTGCTCTATCGCGAATGGTACGGCATGAAGCCGGGCGAGCCGAATGTCGGGATCAAGATGAATGCCGACGAGGTGGGGAAGGGGATATCTACCCGGGAAAAGGACGAAGAAATCTCCTACGGGGTGCTCGATCCCTCGGCCTTCATTCAGGACGGCGGGCCCTCGATCGCCGAGCGCATGGGCACCGGCTCGCAGGGCAAGGTGTGGTTTCGCCGCGCCGACAATTCCCGGGTGCACAAGCCCGGCGGCTGGGCCAATGGCGGTTGGGACGTGATGCGCTGGCGCATGGAAGGCAACGACGACGGCCACGCGATGATGGTGGTCTTCTCCACCGCGGTGGATTTCATTAGAACCGTTCCATTTCTGCAGCACGATCCCGATCGGCCGGAAGACGTGTTGAGTGACTCAGAAGATCATAGTGGAGATTGTGCACGCTATGCGTGTATGAGTAGACCATGGGCGAAGGAAAAAGACAAGCCGAAGCCGGCTGACGTGAGCGGCTACGCGCAGATCCACCCGCGCGGCGAGCAGCCCGGGGATTGGCGCACTTATTGAGGTAACGCGAATGGCGCAATCGCTGATCCAATCCCAAAGCGGGACGCAATTGGATCGGATTGAAGAGCTATTGCGCGTGCTGCACCGTGATTTCGGCAAGCTCAAGCAGGAAGTGGCAGCGGTACAGCGACTGGTCGAGCGCGTCGCGGGCAAGGAATAAATAAATGGCCATCAGCAACGTCTTGTCGATCCGGGGCGGCGGTTATCCGCAGGGCGGCTCGGCGGCTGGCCGCAATGCGCCGATCGTTGACCCCGAGGGCGAAGACAAAGAGGGCTTTTGGCCGCTGGAAAAGTGCATTAACGCCTACACCACGTATCTCGACAACAAGACCTTGGAGATCCAAGAGCAACAGAACGCGCGACGCTATCGCCACGGCGCGCAATGGACATCCGACCAGATCAAGACCTTCAATGAGCGCAAGCAGCCGGTGGTGACCTACAACAAGATCGGCCGCAAGGTCGATGGCATTGTCGGGCTGGTGGAACGGCTCAAGCAGGACCCCAAAGCCTATCCGCGTACGCCGCAGCATCAGGAAGGTGCCGATCTGGCGACCGCGGTGCTGCGCTATCTGATGGACCGCAACAAGTGGAACGAGGTGGCGCCGCTGGTGAACGAAGCCGCGGCGGTGGACGGCATCGGCGGCATCGAATTGGACCTCCAACCGATGCCGGCCCCGAAGCAGACCGGACAAGGCATGATGCCGGGCATGCCGCCACCAGAACCACAACAGCCCGACTATGATGTGATCTTCGGACCCGTCGATAACGACGGGTTTTTTTATGACCCGCGATCGTTCAAGCACGACTTCTCCGACGCGCGCTATGTCGGAATGGGCAAATATGTCGATGAGGAATTGATGAATGAAATTCTTCCCGACATGGCAGACGACATCAAGGCGGCGTGCGATAGCTCGCTTGAATTGACCAGCAATTCCGACCGCGACACCAGATGGTTCCAGGCCAGCGGCGATTTCAAGCAGGTCAGGCTTGTTGACATTTGGTACAAGTCGAAGGGCGGGTGGAAGTGGGCGCTGTTCACCGGCTCCAAGATATTGATGCAGGGGCAATCGCCGTTCACCGATGAGAACGGCAAGCAGTTCGCCAAATACCTGATGTTCTCGGCCTCGGTCGATCACGACGGCGATAGGTATGGGTTCGTTCGTAACCTGCAATCGCCGCAGGATGAAGTTAATCAGCGCCGCTCGAAAGGGCTGCACGAATTGAACAACCGCCGCATCATCGCCACCAAGGCGGCGGTGGCCGACACCAACGTCGAGAAACTGCGGCAGGAGGCGGCGCGGGCCGATGGCATCGTGCTGGTCAACACCGGGCTCGATGACCTGCGCTTTGACGATCAAGCCAAGCAGGCGGCGGTGATGGGCCAACTCGAATTCATGCGCGACGCGGCGCAGGAGATCGAAAACTTCGGGCCCAACGCGGCGATTGCCGGCGGCGATGTCGGCAAGGGCTCGTCCGGCCGCGCCATCGCGCTGTTGCAGCAAGCCGGCATTGCCGAGCTTGGGCCCTACATGACTAACCTACGATCATGGAAAATCCGGGTTTATCGCTCGCTGTTCAATGCCGCGCAGAGCTATTGGGTCAATGAACGCTGGATCCGCGTCACCGATGCGCAGGGCGAGCCGCAATTCGTGCAGATCAACGCCACGGTGCCCGGGCCCGATGGCATGCCGCAAAAGCAGAACGCCATCGGCGAGCTTGACGTTGACATCATTCTGGACGAGGGCCCCGACACCGTCACCTTGATGCAAGACACCTACGACGCGATCAGCCAAGCCTTACCGGCGGTGGCGCCGATGCTATCGCCGACCAAGAGCGCGGCGGTGATGGATGTGCTCATCGAGACTTCGCCATTGCCTGCCGACGTGAAGAAGCGGTTCCGCGACGCCGGCGAGCAGGAGCAGACGCAGCCTGATCCGAAGCAGGCGGAAGCGCAGGCCAAACTGCAGTTGGAGCAGCAGACCTCACAGGCCAAGCTCGCGCTGGAGAAGGAAAAGGCCACCGCCGATATGACGCTCAAGCAGCAAGCGGCGGCGCTTGAGGCGCAGACCGAGCGCGAGCGCGCTACCCAGGAAATGGCGCTGGAGCGCGAGAAGGCGCAAAACCAAATTCAAATCGAGATGTTCAAGGCCGAGCAGACGGCGCAACTCAAGCAGCAGGAAGCCGCGGCCAAGCAGCGGGAAGCCGCCGACGCTGCCATGCAGCAACAGCAGATCCGGCAGGCCAGCGGCATGACCCGGACGCCCGACGATATGCTGGCCCACATGATGGAAAGCATCGGCAAATCGCATCAAGGGCTGATCGAGGCCATGAGCAGGCCGCGTAAAGCGGTGATCCACCGCGACCCGCGCACCGGCAAGGTGATCGGCGCGGCGCTGACATCGGAGGATTAAATGGCCGTTTATTCCAAATACAACGACTTTGTCGAACAACTGGTGAACGGCGTGCATAACTTCGGCTCGCACACCTTCAAGGTGGCGTTGTCGAACGGCACGCCATCGGCGGCGCATACCACACTGTCGGCGATCACCGAGCTATCGACCGCCAACGGCTACACCGCGGGCGGGCTGGCCACCACCATCGGCGTATCGGAAAGCAGCGGCACTGTGACGGTCACCGCGACCGATCCGACGGCGTGGACGGCATCAGGCGCCGGCATCACCTTCCGCTATGCCGCGCTCTACAACGACACCTCGGCATCAGACAATCTGGTGGCGTACTGGGACAACGGGTCATCCACCACGGTCACCTCGGGCAACACACTGCAAATCGATTTCCAGGCGTCGCTGTTCACGTTGGTGTAAATGACCCATGGCTATCGCTCTCGTCCAGAAAGCAAACGGGACGAGCACCACCGCCACCACCACCGCCAGCTTTGGCGTCGCGCCGACATCCGGCAATCTTGTTGTTCTGACGTTCGCCTCCGACGATTACAACGCCTCGCCCAATGCCGGCTGGACGCAATCCACCGGCATGGAGCAGCAGACCTTCCACGGCGGTTATATCTGGTGGCGGATCAGTGATGGCTCGAACAGCCTGCAATACACGATCGGGAGCGCCACCCGATCGAGTTGGACCTTAAGAGAATTCTCCGGCGTTAATCCGACGCCTTACGACATATCCAACGGGACGTTCACGCAGGCATCGGGCGGCACGCAGGCAACGCCCAACATTACACCGACTGCGGGCGACCGGCTGCTGGTCGGTGGCTGGGGGTTTTCCGCCGGCAGCAATCTGACCGGCTTCACCGGCACGGCCAGCAATAGCTTCACCGATCTGGAATTTGGCGGCGTTGGCACCATTGACGTGTCGGTGTCGGCCTATCTGCTTGTTACCGCGAACGGCTCCACCGCTTATGGCTCCACCTTTACCCAGACCGTAGGCAGCACGCCGCAAGCCCGTTCCGGTCTTGTGATCGCGTTCACGGCGGCGGCTGCGGGCGGCACCACATTCACGGCGGCGGCCGGTAGCTATGCGCTCACCGGTTCATCGGCGGGGGTGGCAGGCCGGGCCATTCTCTCGGCCGGTAGTTACACCATCACCGGCGGTTCGGCGGGGCTAGCGGGCAAGGCCATTGTCTCGGCCGGCAGCTACACGCTCACCGGCTCGCCGGTCACGTTTCAAGGAAAGTGGCCGGACGCGACCAATACCGGTTATGCGCCGGGAACGTCGTTCACGCTGTTCGACAGCGACACGTTCCGTTCCAGCACCAACGGGGAGGTGATCGAAAATCTGCATCTGACCAATGCGGACATGATCGTCACCCACGACAACGTCACCATCCGCAATTGCTGGTTCGACAGTGCAGCGGCCAACAACGCCTTGCGGGTTTATGACGACGGCCTCGGCGGCGGCAACAATGTGCTGATCGAGGACTGCACCTTCGACGGTCATGACAACTGCACCAACGCGATGTTGCTCAATGGGGCAACAGGGGCGACGGTTCTGCGCTGCAACATCAGCGGCGTGGACAATGGCGTCAACGTCGGCACCCATAACACCTTGATCCGCGATTGCTACATTCACGATCTCAACAACACGGTGGCAGGCGATCCGCATTACGATTGCATCGAGGTTAATGCCGGCATCGACAACCTTATTATCCGGCATTGCGCGCTGTGGAACGATACGCAATCGCAAACTGCCTGCATCAACCTCAACAACTTCTTTGGTTCGGGTTCAAGCAACAGCCAGCTGATCGACAACTGCCTGATTATCGACGGCGGGAGTTCGCCGATCTATTCGGATGGCCGGTTCCAATCGGAACCGATGTGGAACGTAACGGTACAGGACTGCATCATCCGGCCCTCGGCACTGTGGGGCTACACCGCGCTGGTTGACAACACGATCAACTGGCAATGGATCAATAACCGCGACGAAAGCAACGCAGTCCTACCCAATCCGGCGCCGCAGGTTGGGGTGATCTACGACGGCGATAGCTACGCGCTGACCGGCACCGCCGCGAGCTTTGTCATTGACACTGCCGGGGCGGCGGTGGTGGTCACGGCAAATGCCGGCGACTATGCGTTGACCGGCACCTCGGCGGGATTGGCGGGCAAGGCTGTTGCCGCGGGCGGCGCCTACACGCTGACCGGCACTGCGGCGACGTTCATCACCGGCGGCGACTTCACGCTGTTCTGCGAACCCGGCGCCTACACTATCAGCGGCACGGCCGCCACGTTCCCGGGTTATGACGTGTTGCCGCCGCAACCGCAGCCGTCGCCCGGCTCCGGTTATGCCGGCGCTTGGGCCCAGACCACGCGCCGGAAGCGCAAACGCGACGAGATTGAGGAACTGATCGACGCGGTGCTTGCGCAACCTGCGCAGCAAATTCCGCAAATTCCGCAAATTCCGCAACCGCCTTCACCGGCGCTGATCGAGCTTATGCCGAAGATGCAGGCGGCAGGCCTGACACCGCCGCAACGCAAGATCGTCAAGCGCGCCGTCGTCACCGATGATCCTGACGACGACGAAGAGGCGATCGAGCTTCTACTCAACCTTCTTTCGTAACCGGCGACGACACAGCCGGGCGCACGGGCCGCGCACGCAGGGCCCGCATCGCACCGCCCGAGCGATATCGGGCGTTCCCGTATGGGCTGACGAAACAGCCAAGGAGACACCATGAGCATCGAGCAACCGCTCGGTGGGAGTGTTGGCGGCGAAGCCACCACGATCACCGATAGACAGCTATTTGACCACGCCAACTCCGATCCCACGCCGGCACCGTCGCCGTCCCCGTCGCAACCGTCGCAAAGCCCGCAATCACCGGGTGGAGATACGGACGCGCCGCCGCCGTCGACACGGCCGGACCTGCAGCAGCAAGGAGAGCAGCAGCAACAGCCCGGGCAACCGCGAGCCCCTGACGGGAAATTCGCGCCCAAGCCGCAGGAGCAGCCGCCGCAACAGCGGCAGCCGGAAGATCGTCGGGTACCGTTGCGCGAATTACTGGCGGAACGCGACGCGAGGCAACGTCTGGAAGCGCACGCGGCAGAATTGACGCGGGCGGTGATGGAGTTGCAGCAGCGAACCGATCCCAACCGGCAAGCGCAACAGCAGCAACCGGAAACCATCTTCGACAACCCGGACCAGTATCTCAACACCCGGGTGATTGACCCTCTGCGTCAAGAAGCCACTCGCTACATGATGCAGATGAAGGATGGGCTCTCGCGCGAGTTTGCCAATACGCAATTCACCCAGCCCGTGGTGGATGCGGCGTTGGCGGCGATGGCGCAATTCCGGCACACGCCGCAGGGCAACTTCGTGTTCAACCAGATCATGAGCGCGGGGCATCCTTACGGCGAGTTGGTTAAATGGCACAAGCAAGTGTCGGCGTATTCGTCAATCGGCGCCGATCCTGATGCGTGGATCAAGCAGAAGCAAGAGCAGTGGCTCGACGACCCGAATGCGCAACGCGCCATGATGGAGCGGATGCGCGCTCGGCAACAACAAGGCAACGGTGCTCGGGGTAATCCGCCCAACGTTCAACTTCCGCCCTCGCTTTCGTCGGTGGCGTCAACCGCCAACCGTACCGAGGCGCCGGGCGATCTAAGCTCCGATAGTCTGTGGAGCTTCGCCAACCGCTAAACCCGGCCATAGCTTTGATCTGAAAACACCCGCCCCCCGTGGCGGGTTTTTCATTTCGGGGATGGCCTAACCGAAAGGGTGCATGGCCATGGCCATCTCCGACATCCAAACCAACAATAAACTGATTAAGTTCACCCAGCAGATCAATCGCGAATGGGTGCGCGAGAATATGTTCTCGCCCTACATGGGCGAGGATCTCAACGCCATCATCCGCAAGCGGATGGAATTGAAGGCCGGCGGCGAAGTGATGAACATCCCGCTGGTGTCCCGGCTGCAAGGCGCCGGTGTCAGCACCGGCCCACTGGTCGGGAATGAAGAAAAGATAGACGACTATGGAATGAGAATTTGGCTAGAATGGGTAAGAAATGCAGTAGCAACTACCAAAGCCGAGCAGCAGAAGGACAGCGCCGACATCTTCGGCGAGGCCAAGCCGCTGTTGAGTGATTGGCTTGCCGAGGTCACCCGCGACGAGATCATTGCGGCATTCATGGCCCTGCCATCGGAGAGCCAGCCGGCGGCGGGCACCCGCGTCAACGGCATCCAGTACGATCTTGCGACGGATGTTGAACGAAACACATGGCGCACCAACAACCTCGACCGCATCCTGTACGGTGCATCGACGGCCAACTCGGCGACCAACCACGCCACCTCGCTCGGCAACGTCGACGCCACCGCCGACAAGTTCACGGCGGCTAACCTGTCGTTGCTCAAGCGGGTGGCGATGGGAGCCAACCCGCGCATTAGACCATACAAAACCCGCTCGGGTTATGAGTACTTCGTCTGCTTCGCCGGATTGAACACCTTCCGGGATCTGAAAATCTCATTGGAGACAGTCAACAAGGATGCGCGCCCGCGCGAAGGACGTGAGGTAAACGGCGCACCCGACAATCCGTTATTCCAAGATGGAGATCAGCTGTACGATGGCGTGATCGTCCGCAGCGTGCCGGAGATCTCGCTCTTCGTTAGTACCGTTTGGGGCGCGCCCACAACCGGCAACCTGCTGCTTGCCGGTAACGGTAGCACCCGCGTCGAGCCGGTGTTCCTCTGCGGCCAGCAGGCGGCAGTGATTGCGTACGGGCAGATGGCCAAGCCCACCTTCAGAAAAGAAGATGACTATGGCTTTATCACCGGCACAGGAATCGAGGCCGCGTACGGCGTAGGCAAGATGTTCAAGAAACACCCCAAGTCGGGCACCAAGTTGGTGCAATGGGGTGTTGCCACCGGGTTCTTCAACTCGGCTTCGGACTGATCCCTACTTAACCGAAACACCCGAATAGGAGAACCAACTATGACAACTACCCTGATGTCCAACACGTCGGCCCGCGAGATCGGCTATGGCGTGGTGCAGTACATCGCCGGCCGTGTTAATCCGGCCGGCGCTATCTCGGTCTATACCAAGAAGATCGGGACACTACCGGCGGGTGCGATCATCACCGCCGCCTCGACCAACGTTGAAACCGCGATCACCGGCTCAACGCCGGCGTTCGGCATCGGCACCACGGCCACTGGCTCGGAGATCGCCTCGGCCGTTGCGCTGACGGCCGGCAGTTTGAATACGGTGCCGGTGGCAGCGTTGGTGCAGCCGCTGGCGGCTGATACCGATGTGTACGCCAACGTCACCGGCACCGCGACCGGTGATGCCTACGTCATCGTGCAATACGTCAAGCCGTTGTCATAATGACGAAGATCACATGGAAGGGGGAGGCCGAAGGGCCTCCCTCCTGCACCTGGAACGGGATTGCGTTCCCGGTTGGGCGGGCCGTGGAGGTTGACGATCCATGGATGATCGCCAAGGCACGCGGCAACCAATACTTCAAGGTCGAAGATGAGCAACCGACGCAATGGCGCGAGCCGGCCACCGAGGCCGATCCGGCCGATGAGCCGCCCGGTGTGAGCTTCTTTGACGACCCGCCCGAAGTACCGCTCGACTACCCGCCCGACTATCCGCCGGAAGAAGAGCCCAAGCGCAAGCCCGGGCGCCCGCGCAACAAGGTGAAAGACAATGGCGTTTAGCAACTACGGGCAGCTCAAAGCCGAGATTAACAAAAAGCTGTTTCACGAGCGGTTTCTGAGCGACTATGACAGCTTCACCACGACGTTCGAACTCGCTGCCAACCGGCGCTTGCGCGTGCGGCAGATGGAGGCGGTGGCCAATCTCACCACCACCAACGGCGAGGTGACATTGCCGAGCGACTATCTGGTGTGGCGCACCATCAAGCCGAGTGCCGCCGCCACCCGTTGGCCATGGGATGAACTGGACTATGTGCACCCAGCCTATTTGCCACCGACCACGGCAAGCACTGGTAGCGTTCCGCGACTGTTCACCATCGAGGGCTCCCTGTTGCGCACCCGGCCGGTGGACGATGTCAACGCCTACGAATTCCATTACTACCGCCAAATTCCATCGCTAGCCGGCAACAACTCCAACGACAATTGGCTGTTGCTCGAATATCCAGACGCTTACCTGTTCGGACTGATGACCGAGGCCGCGGCCCACGGGCGCAATACGGAAATGGCGCAACTCTATAAATCGCGGCGCGATGAGGTGTTTGCAGAAATCACTCAACTGTCGGCGCTGACCACCGGTGCGACGAGCCCGAGTGTCCGCACGGCCGAATATTTCTGAGGTTCCGATGCCGATCATACACGACACCGACGGCAATGAAGTGGCCGACATCGTGCTGTCGGTCAAGCAGCGCGCCGTCCTAGAAACCGGCGAGGAAATAGTGGTGATCTATCACACCCCGCAGACGCTGCGTTATGTGCTCGGCGATAAATCCGGCACATTCGTTCTGCACAAGCTCGGGCAACGGATCATCGTGCGTGATGCCAATGTGCTGCGCCGTTATGCCGACCTGCAACGCGCCATCAAGGCAGCGCGGGAGAATGCCTAATGCCGGCGCAGAAGATACCGGTCGAATTTGGCGAGTGGCGGCCCGACGTGGCGCTGCTCGATACCAAGTTCGCCGCCGATGTGGAAAACGTGTTCGCCGGGGTTAATTCTTATCTGCCATTTCCATCGCTGCAGCCGATCAGCAACTTTGTCTTACCGGCACCAGCGCGCGGGCTGTACTCGGCGCGTGCGACCACCGGCGAGTGGAAGATCTACGCCGGCACCGCAACCAAGCTCTATCGCTACAGTTCGGCCGGCTGGGTGGATATCAGCCGCACCACCGGCGGCGACTATCATTTGCAGCCAGGCGACCTCTGGATGTTTGAGCAATCCGGCCCGCACATTATCGCGGTCAATGTAAACGATGTGCCACAATATGCCGTGATCGACACCGGTGCAGCATTCGAGGCGCTGCCCGGTAGCCCGCCCATGGCTACCAACGTGCGCCAGATGGGCGACTTTCTGTTTTTGTCTGGTTTGGCACAGCCGGATCAACAAAAAATTATCTGGTCGGCCATTAACGACATTACAGGATGGTCAATCGGGGTCAATTTGTGCGACGAGCAATTCTTTCCAGACGGTGGCCCGGTGCAGGGCGTCACCGGCGCCGAGATCGGCTATGTGGTGCAAGAGCGCGCGGTGCGCACCCTGCAGTTCTTGCCCGGTGATGTCACCTTTATTTTCAACTTCTCGCGCGTGCTGCACGATCGCGGCTCGGTTTCAAAATACGGCTATAGCTCGCTCGGTAACGTGCTGTATTTCGTAAGTGAGGATGGATTTTATAGCCTGACCGGTCAGCAGGTGACGCCAATCGGCAGCGACAAGGTCAACCAATGGTGGTTGGACAATTCCGACATCACTACGCGCAACGTCGTTCACTGCCTCGTGCCGGTCAACAAGCCGCGGGTGGTATGGGTTTATCGGGCATCGTCGGCCTCGCCGCGCTATGACCGGCAGATCATCTTTGATTGGAGCAACGGCCGCTGGGCGCGGGCTTCGATCGAAGCCGAGGTCTGGGCGATGCTGGCATCGCTTGGAATTGACTTGGACACTGACGACGCCAGCGACCTCCCCGACGATACATTTCTAGACAGCACCTCGCCGCCCCTCGACAGTTTTCGCTACCAGGGCGGCCGGCCAATCGTGGGCGCAATCGATGCAAACGGGCTGCTCTGCACGCTGACCGGACCCAACCTACAAGCGATCATGGAAACCGCCGAGGTACATCTTGCGCCGGGTGCACGCGCATTCATTAGCGATGTTTACGTGATCGATGACGCCATCGGCGGTGCTGGCACGGTCGCGGCCGGCACCCGCGAGCGGCTGGGCGATGCGCCGGTATTCCAGGCTAATGCCCAGATCGAAGTTACCGGCTCGGCGGCTAGCTATACCTCGGGGCGGCTGCACCGCTTTCGCCGCGTCATTCCGGCGGCGACGGTGTGGACCCATGCCGAGGGGGTGGTGGTCGAAGCGCAGCAAGATGGTAGCGTGGCGTGAGCGGGGTTGACGCTCCCGCTCCGTTTCGCATCCAGTTTGACAACGCCCGCGATCCCTACACCGCGCGCAACGCGCTTGGCATCACGTCAACCGGCGGCGGCGGTGGTGGAGCTCCGGTCGATGCCGAATATATCGTCGCGGCATCCGATCCGACCCTGACCAACGAGCGGGTGCTAACCAATACGGCGTCGGTAACTTGGGACTTTTCGACGCCGGGGCAGGCCAAGGCCAGCACCTCGGCCGGCGGCGGCAATGTCAGCAACTCGGGCACGCCCACGGTTAACCAGTACGCCCGGTGGGTTACGGCGACCACGATCCAGGGTGTTTCGGCGGCCACGGTGCTATCTGACATCAGCGCGCAGCCACTCGATGCGACGCTGACGGCACTCGCCGCCTACAACACCAACGGCCTGCTGACGCAGACCGCGGCCGATACCTTCACCGGCCGCACCATTACCGGCCCGGCGGCCGGCCTGACCGTCACCAATGGCAACGGCGTAGCCGGTAATCCAACCCTGGCGCTGGCCGATGATCTCGCCGCGCTGGAGGCGTTGACCGGTACCGACACGATCTATTACCGCTCGGGCACCTCGGCCTGGACCGCGGTAACGGTCAGCACCGGCCTATCGTTCACCGGCGGCGTTCTGACGGCGACCGGTGGCGGCGGCACGCCCGGCGGCTCCAACACTCAGGTGCAATTCAACGACAGCAGCGCATTCGGAGGTGACGCGGACCTAACGTGGAACAAGACAACAAATTTACTGACCGTAAATGGAAACATCACGATTACAGGAGGCGTCGGCAATAGCTTGCAGGCCAATGCTGCTATTCAGGGCTCCCTGTTCAGGTGCCTTGGAACTGTTGCTATTTTTGGCACTGAAACAACATCGGGCGTCGTCAATCTCCGTCCCAACACTGCTGCTAACTCTACTGGTCAGTTTCAGGTTCAATCCAGTGGTACGGTTGTAGTACTCGGCAACATCGAACTAGGGGCAACGGATACGACGCTGTCCAGGGTGTCTGCCGGAGTGGTGGCGATCGAGGGCCAGAACATCCTGACCGCGGCGACCGGGCAGCCGCTCGACGCCGATCTGACGGCCATTGCCGCACTGACCGGCACCGATACGATCTACTATCGCTCGGCGGCATCAACTTGGTCAGCAGTAACGATCGGCACCAACTTGACGTTCACCGGTGGCACCTTGTCGGCCGCCGGCGGCGGTGCCGGGAATGTCACCGTCAACGTGCAGACGTTCACGGCCTCGGGCACCTACACGCCCATCGCAAGCATGCGCTACTGCATCATCGAATGCGTGGGCGGCGGTGGCGGTGGTGGCGGCTGCGGCGATGGCACCGGCACCTCGACCGGCTCCGGTGGTGGCGGCTCCGGGGGTTATTCGCGCAAGACCGTGAACGCGGCGACCATTGGCGCCAGCCAAACGGTCACTATCGGATCGGCCGGGACGGCCGGGACGGCCGGCGGCGGCACGGGTGGAGCCGGCACCGCAACCAGCGTCGGGACGATCTGCGTTGCCAATGGTGGCGCTGGCGGTGTTGGCTCGACTGGCAATATGGGCGGCGGTGCCGGCGGCGTTATTGCCAGTGCGGTTGGCGATGTCGTTGCGGCGGGTCAGTCCGGCGTGGGCGGCATGATTATCCCCGCCGGGGGCTTCAATCCGACCGGGACCGGCGGCACTGGCGGTTCGAGCTTCTTCGGCGGCGGCGGTCGCGGCACGGGGGTGGCGGCAGGTACCTCCGCGGTCGGGGTGGCGGCGTCGAACTATGGCTCCGGCGGCGGTGGGGCGGTGAGCAACAATGCCTCGACCACGCGCGCCGGCGGCGCGGGTTCGGCCGGCTTCGTGATCATCACGGAATATCTTTAGGAGATGCAAATGGCGATGGATTACAAGACCGCGTCCGACCTGATGCATGATGCCGAATTCAACGGCCGCACGCGGATCGCTTGTCTCACCTATGCCGCCTATATCGCCGATGAGGCCATCACCGTTCCCGCGCACACAACGCGCCTGAAATGGGCGCAGAGCACGTTCGACAACAGCGAAAACGCGGTCAACGAAATCATGTCAGTTCTGATCATGGACCCCAAGGTGAAAGAATTTGGCGGCGCCATCACTGACGCCGACCTACAGAGTGCGCTCGAAACCAGCGTCAACAAAACCATCTAGGGACACATCATGCCCGGTGAAGATTATCAGTCGTGGTCAACGACGGCCGCAAGCAATGGTACTGCTGACAGTTCCATTAATTGGGCCGAGGGGCAATCGCGCGCGAGCGTTAACAATTCTTCGCGCAGCCAGATGGCAGCACATGCCAAAAACCGCAACTTGTTGAGTGGATCGATTGTCACCGGCGGTACCGCCAGCACGCAAATTTTCACATCCGGCGTTAGCTACACCACCATTCCGACCGGGCTGCATGCGGTGCTCAAGATCGGCCCCACGTTGACCAGCGTGGTGGGCACACCGACCACACTCAACATGGATGGGATCGGCGCCGTCAATATTAAAAACCAGCGCGACGAGAATGTTGAGGATGGGTTGATTGCTGGCACCTATGCCGAATTCATCTACAACGGTACCAACTGGATCTGGGTTGAAAGCGAGATCCTGGAGGTAGCCACCACCATTGCCACTACGATCGTCAACAACAACAGCACCTCGCTTATCATCAACAATACCACAATCGACACCACCAGCGGAGCGGTGGCGTTTGTGGATTTCACCGACTTGGATACGACCGAATTTCAGTACTACGAAATCGTGGTGTCGGGCTTCATGCCGGAAACGCTCGGCGCTTTTCTGGTGCTCAATGTCAGCACCGACAACGGTGTAACCTTTCCCATCGACTCGGCGCAATATAATGGGATCGAGCTGTTTCAATCCCAGGGTTATGTGCTCGAGGGTTACACCAACGCCCTAGCCTATCAGCAAAACGACAACACGTTTTTGGCATTGACCTGGGCAGTGTCGGATCAGACGGCGCAATTCCCAACCAATATCAAGCTTTCGCTGTTTGGCTTCGAGGCAGCTGTTTCGCCGGTCATCCACTGGGACAACAGCTATTATGAAAATACGGCCACGTTCGCGACCATCAGCACCGGGCGCGGATATGTCCGCAACACGACGGCGGCCAACGCTATCAGGCTATGGTGCAACGAGGGTAACATTACCAAGGCCCGGATTTCGCTGGTCGGCTACCGGCTCGCGCCGCCTACTACTCCATAGGAGCTAACATGCCCACCTATGTCAAAAAGGTCGTCAACGGCACGCTAACAACCTGCAACGCGGGAGATCAGGTCGTGCTTGCTGCCCGCGATGCCGCCGATTGGAGCAGCAATCCGGCGCCACCGGCTCTGGCCGCCACCGCGGCGGAAAAAATAGTGCGGATGGGCAGACCGTTCGGTCTTACCATTGCGGAGCTAAAGGCAGTCATCAACGGGCCCTGATGCGACTGATTCCGGTTCCAATCGATGATAAGGCGTTGCAGGACACGGCACAGCACTGGATGCCGTTTCTCCCGATGATTGCGCGGCGCACCAAGGAAACATTGGTTGAATTAATCCGCAAGGTAACGGCCAAGGAAATGCGGATCGTTCTGATATGGGACGAGGCCGCCAACAAGCCGACCGGGTTGATCGGCGTGCGACTGCATTACCGCGGTGCCGACCTGATCGGCGAGTTGCTGTGGACGGCCGGCCATGGCCGGCAACAATGGCAACACCTCTTGTCTGATCTCGAAAATCTCCTCCGCGATGCAGGAGTGAAGGAGTGCCGGCCGCTGTGCCGGCCCGGCTGGTCGAAGCTGCTAAAGCGGCACGGCTACCGCATGACACATGTGCAGATGGAAAAGGTGCTCTGATGGGCGGAAGCAGCAGTCAGCAACCGGTTACGGCGCAAACGCAGCAGACCAAAGACCCATGGGCGCCGGCGCAGCCGTATCTGCAGCAAGCCATGGGCGCCGCGCAAGCTCTGTACAACACCGATACGGGTTACCGGCCGTGGAGCGGTGCGACGCAGGCGCCGCTCAATACGGATATCACCTCCGCCATGGGCTATATGCGGGACACTCTGACCCCGGATGCGGCCCGCGGCGGCACCGAGGGCGTGCTGGCGGCGCGCACGCTCGGCACCGACCTGATGCAGAACCAAGGTTTGAGCCCTGAATTGCGCTCGCTCTACGAGCAGGCGCAGGGCGATCAAAACCCGTATTTGCAGGCGATGCTGGACACCAGCAACCGGCAAATCAGCAACAAGATCGGCTCGTCTATGAGCGGTGCCGGCCGTTACGGCTCCGGCATGCACAGCGACGTGGCGGCCCGCGCTATGAGTGAGGCGGCCGACCCGATCCTGGCGCAGGATTACGCCCGCCGGCAGGCGCAACAGCAAAGCATTCTAGAGAGCGGGCAGCAACGCGCCGGACAATGGGCGCAACTCATGCCGACCTTGGACGAGGCGCGGTTGGCGCCGGCGCAAGGGCTGATGGCGCTAGGGGAGTATCAGCAAGAGCGCGATCAGTCCCTACTCAACGATCAGATCAAATTCTACAACGCCCAACAGGCTTATCCGTGGGAGCAACTTGCTCGCTATAACGCAATTAGTGGCCAAGCTGGCGGGCTCGGCGGCAGCATGACGGGCACGACCACCACGCCGATCAATTCGCCCTCGACGTTGCAGAAACTACTCGGTGGCGGGCTGGCGGGTGCCGGCATTGGCGGCAGCTTCGGCGGGCCGGTAGGGGCGGGCGTCGGCGCGCTCGGCGGCGGGCTGCTCGGGATGATGGGATAAGGGAGAGCCACAAGATGCCTGCCAGCCTAATGGACATGTTTAGCGGCAATGCGCCGATGGCGTTTACCCCGCGCGACTATGCCGGCAATCAAATCGGCATCGGCGATGCGATTGCGCAAAACAGCAATTCCTTGGTTGGGCTCGGGATGGGGCTGCTCTCGCCCTACCGCCCGGGGGAAAGCCCCTACGCCGCCGCGCTGCAGGGCTATCAGGCCGGCTCGGTGGCCGACAGCAATCGCGGCTACCGCACCGCTCAATTGCAGCATCAGAAGACGCAGGAGGCGCGGCAGGCGGCCAACGATGCATTCCAGCGGCAGCAAGCCGCGCTGGATCGTGATCTCAAGGAACGGCAGTTTGCCCGAGGCGATGTCACCGATGCTCAAAGAGCAATGAAGGATGTACTGGGGTCCGATGCCACGCCGGAGCAAAAAGCGGCGTTCATGAAGCAATACTATACCCCGAAAACCGAGGGTGACTGGCAGATTGTGCAGGTGCCACATCCGACCTATCCGGGCGAAACCGTGCCGGCATGGGCCAACAAGCGCACGCGCGAAACGCAGCCATTTACCGGCCAACCGGCACCCGACGCCGCTACCGCTGCGGATCCATTTACGGCCGGCGTCGGGCGGTCTGTTTATGGCACAGGCGGCGATTACAGCACGCCAGCGCCCACAACCGGCGGTGCCGCGCCAGCACCATCTACTGGTGGCATTCCGCCGGCGCCTCCTGGCTCTGATCCGAAGGAATGGCGCAAAGAGCAGACCAAGCTGCGGGTGCAGCAGCAGACCGCGGAAGAAGCGCGCAAGAGAAACGCCGGCATGATCGATCCGGTTACCGAGGACATCGATCGGGCCATTAATCAGACCAAGCAATATCCGGGCATGATCGCTGGTACTTTCGGCAACCTGATGAAGAATATTCCCGGTTCGCAGGCGGCTGACGTTGGCAAACTGGTGGACACGATCAAGGCCAATGCGTCCCTGGACAAGCTCAGCCAGATGCGAGCGCAGTCGCCCACCGGCGCCTCCGGCCTCGGCGCCGTCACCCAAGGCGAGCACAAGCTGTTGCAGGACAGCATCGGCGCGCTGGATCAGTCGCAGACGCCGGAGCAATTTCTATACAACCTCGACCGGGTGAAGCGCATTCGGCACGAAATCATTCACGGTCCCGGTACGGCACCGCCGCCACAATTCGAGTTACCAGAAGGTCAGCGGCCGAAAGGCGCGGCAGCAGGCGGCGGGACATCGGCCGGCGGTCCAGTGCGCTGGGGCCGCGATGCCGCCGGTAATCCGGTTCGACTACCATGATTGTCGATTTTGAGGGCCAGCAGCATCAGTTTCCTGATGATTTCAGTGACGCTGATGTTGCCAAGGCGCTTGGCTCGGTCGCACCGCAAAAGCCCTTCCTCGAAAAGCTCGGCAACTTCGCCCGCAAGGTCTATGAGAACCCGCCGCCGCTGGCTGGCGCGGTGGCAAAGGCCGTTTCTGGCGCGGTGACGCTGCCGGGTGATGTCTATGCTGGGCGGGTTGATCCACTGAGCGAGGAAGCGGTAGGCCGGGCGGCCGAGCTTGCCAGTATTGCCACCCCAATGGCCCCGCGCGGAACCGGCGGCATCTTCGCTCGTTCGACTGCCCCCGCAGGAACGCCGATATTGCCACCGCCGCCAGCACCGCGGCCGTCTGCCGTCGATCCGGCGTTGGAGGCCGCTGGCCGTCTGGGCGTAGACATCCCGCGCTATATGGCGACCGAGAGCACCGCCATCCCGCAGTTGGCGGCCGGGATCAAGAATGTGCCACTCGCTGGCCAGCCGATCGTGAACTCGGCCGAGCGGCTGGCCGAGCAATTGGGCACGGTCAAGAGGGGATTGGGCGCAGGAACCGCAGAGACAGCCGGGGAGCGGGCAAAGGCCGGCCTGACCGGCTTCATCAAGACTGAAAGCCAGAGGCCCGTCAGCGAGGCTTACAAGGCCGCCGACGAGTTGATTGATCCGGCAATCCGGGTGCCGCTGGACAACACCCGCGCCATGGTCGGGGAGATCATGGCCGAGCGTACCGCCGCGCGCATTCCGGGCCGCAGCAAAGCGGTGGAGACAGTATTCGATGCCGTGCAGGATCCTGCCGGCATGGATTACAAGGGCACCAAGGGACTGCGCTCGTTTCTGGGCGAGAAAAGCCCGCAAGAACTTGCGGTCAGCGGCTTGGCGCCGACCGAGGTGAAGCGGCTCTATGGGGCGCTGACCAAGGATCTAGGCGCCGTGGTGCGCGAGAGCAGCCCGGAAGCCTTTGGCAAATGGCAGGAGGCCAATGCGCTGGCGCGGCTGACCAACATGCAGCGTACGGCACTATCCAAGGTCACCGGCGCGGCCGGCGATGCCGCCCCGGAAATGGTGTTTAACCGGCTGGTGGGCTTTGCCCAGAGCAAGGGCGGGGCCGATCTTGCCCGGCTACGGCTGGCCAAGCGGGCAATGGGGCCGGATGCCTGGAACGATGTCGGCTCGGCGCTGATCCATCGGCTAGGACAAGCCCCGGATGGGCAATTCAGCGCCCAGCGATTTGTCACCGCTTTCGGCAACATGGCGCCGGCTGCCAGGAATGAACTATTCACCGGTCAGCAGCATGCTGCGTTGCAAGACCTGTTCACAGTGTCGCAATACGTCAAAGACCGTATTGGGCGGTTTGAGAACGTCAGTGGCACCTCGCGCGGAATGTTCGGTGGCGGCATGCTGACGGGTGCCCTGGCCGATCCGATATCCATCATCGGCGGCATGGTCGGCACTCGATTGCTCGCCGAGGCCTTGGCCAGGCCGGCGATTGTGCGGGCGGCGTCAGCGGTCACCCGCGCGCAGCTACGCGGCAATCCGGTAAGGACGCAACGAGCACTCCAACAGCTCTACAACATCGCTTTGCGGGCAGGGCTGGTTTCGGCAGCACAGCAGCGGCAGCAGGAAACTAACCGCCGCGCGGGCGGCGGTTAGCGGCCTGCTCTTTCGGCGTTGCCCAACGGCAATTCTCGGGGGAATATGGGCCGTTATTGCTGATGCGATCGATGGAATGGTCCGCCGGGCGCGGCCCCATGTCAGCAAAAAAGTTCTCGAATGAGTTGCGCCACCGCTCGCAAACCGTGATCCCGCGACCTCCGTAACGCGCAAAGTCTGCTCTATTCGGGTTGCAGCAACGATCGCGCATCGTGGCCCATGTTGTGTACTCGACCGTTCTAGTTGCCATGGCGGCTTGGCCATGGGTGGTCTTGCCCTTGCTGATGGCTCGACCGCGGTTGCAACCGCATGAGCGGATCAATCCGCGCACAAGATGCGTGCTGAGAATGGATTTTTCCGCGCCGCAGTCGCAGTGACAAAGCCAGCGCGTATGTCGAGAGGTGCGCTCGGAGGGAGCGAGAGCAACCAATCGCCCGAAACGCTGTCCAGTGATATCCTTGAATTTGGGCATGCTGACCCCCTACCGGGTTTGCGTGTCAAGTGACGGCGGGGCCTCGAACCCCGCCGTTGCGCATTATAGCATGGAGGCCACTATGATCGACATCGCGATTTCGGTCCTTTGGTTCCTGATCGGCTTGGTGATCCTCTGCGGGATCATCTACTTGGCCATCTGGGTGATCGAAAATTTCATTATGGCCATTCCAGAGCAGGTCAAAAAAGGCATCTGGGTCGTGGTGTTGTTATTGGCGCTGATTGCGCTGATTACGGCGCTGGCGGGTGGAGGTGTGCGGTTCCCGTCTTGGCGGCACTGATGGATCAGCAGCGGTTCACCGGAATCTTCGTATTGATTTTCACCGTTGCCAACACTCTATTGCTGCTTGCGTTGTTCGAGGGAGATCCGATCGAGGATCTTGTTGTGGGTGGGTTTACCTTGGCGAGCATCGAGACTGCAACCGCCAACATCCCGTTTGATTGCATGGACCCGACCGAACGTGAGCGGGTGCGGGATATGGCCCTGCACGGCATCGACAAGGGTTTTGAAGACGCTGTGCAGCACCTCTACACCGTTTGGTATAAAGACCCCAATACCGAGCAGCCCAAACGCGCCCGCGTCGGCATCGTCAACGCCGTCAACGCCCATGTTCGGGCGCGCAAGTTCACGCTCGATTGGACCCCGCCACCCTGTCCACCGGAGAAATGAAATGCCGCTTGTCATCATCAACGGGCCGATCATCCAAGCCGGCGAGAGCCTGAGCAGCGGCATTGATTGCTCTGCTGGGGCAATCGTCAAAATCACGATGCCGGGCAACTGGAACGGTGCCGCGGCGCTGACCTTCATGACCAGCAGCGACGGCCTCATGTTCAATGATATGTTCATGCCTGACGGGCATGAACTCACCTACACCGTGATTGCCGGCACCGGCATTTTTGTGCCGCGACTGACGACCGGTTTCGTCAAGTTTCGATCCGGCACCCGCGAGCAACCAAAGCCACAGAACGAATTGCGGGAGTTCGCGGTTGCGCTCGACGTGCTTGGGCCGTCGGCGCCCGCCGGCAATGAATTGCGGGTGCGGCTACTCGGAGGGTTTGCGCCATGAAGGTGGTTATCAGCGCCGGGCACGGCAAAAAGATACGAGGAATGTCGTCTGAGTGGTTGGACGAAGTTGACGAGGCGAGGCGTGTCACGACCGAGGTTAGCAACAATCTGGATAATGCCGGGGTCGATGTCGTCACTTACTGGGACGACATCTCTACGACCCAGAGCGAAAATTTAGATCGCATTTGTGATTTCCACAATGCGCAGGGCGCACACGCCCTAGATGTCAGTGTCCATTTTAATGCCAGCAATGGGCAGGGTCACGGCTGCGAGGTGTTCTACACGTCCAGCGCCGGCAAGGAATATGCAGAAGCGATTGTTGACACCATCTGCGAGGCTTCCGGGCTGACTGATCGCGGTGCCAAGAATGACGACACCATCGGCGGGCTTTATTTCTTGTCACACACTAATGAGGTAGCTGTCCTTCTGGAAATTTGCTTCGGGGACAATGAGAGTGACTGCCTCATATATTTCGATGAGTTTGACAATATCTGTGAAGCTATCTCCGAGGCAATCTGTGCTGTTGGTGGCGCCGGCGATACCGCGCCCGGCCCCACGCCCGAGCCGCCGAGCGATGTGCTGTTCGCGGCGGAAGGCACCTGTTCGACTTTTGGGGGGCCCAACGATACCGGCGTTTCGCCGAGCGAAGGTTTGGCATTCTTCTACGAATTCGAGGACGCCCCGTGGCTATTCCTCGCAAAGCAACCGCCCGGTACGACGGGCCTCGCTCGGCGCATGGATCCGAGCGTGTTCTATGTTGCCTGTCGGTGGCCATATGATGATGGTGTGCCCAAGGACATGCTCGCCAACAGTGGACAAATGGCGTTGGTCACCAACAAAAAAACGGGTGTTGCAAGATTGGCGCACCCTGCCGATTGGGGGCCGCATGAGGCTGAAACCGGCCGCGCAGCGGACCTCTCGCCGGCGCTGGCCGAGAGCCTTGGGGTCACCACTGACGACGAGGTAACGGTGGTCTATCCGGCGTAATCATCGCATCGGCACCGCGCAGCCCATGACGAATAGCAGCACGACAAGCAGGACCACCAGCACCAAGCCGCTGATCATCAGCCCTTGCAAATGCGGGTTCATTCCTGATCCCGTCGCCCCGGCTTGCGGACGATCTCGCCCGAGAACGACCGCCACGCCCTGATGGTGCGATCGCGCCGGATGCCGGCGGCGCTCGCCCGGATCCGATTGCTCTTTGCAATCGCTGGGACATCCTTCAGGGCAGTTTTGGCACCATGGCATCCTAGGCAAAGACACTGGCAATTTTCGAGGCTGCTGTCGCCGCTGAATTCCGATGGGTTGCGGTGATCGTAGGCGAACTTTCCGAAGACCAGCAACCCGCCGCAGCCTTCACACCGGCCCATGGCGCGGCGGAAGGCGGCGAGCTTGGTGGCTTTGGAGAATTCAGCCCGGCTCATGGCTTGGGCTCCAGGGCGCGGTTGGCAATTTTCTGGGCGTCTAGTCGTGTGCTTACCCCGTTGAGGTTTGCAATCTGTAGTAGTGTCGCCCGCAGCCGCTCGTTGGTGGCAATCAGATCAGCGATTGCATCGTTATAGGTTATCCGCTCCGCATCGCGTTCCGCAATCATGGTGTCGATGCGTTCCCGCAGCAGCTCAATGTCGGTCATGCCGCGCGCTCTTTCATCAATTGCTCGGCGGTCACGCCCACCATGTCGGCGAGGTAGCCGAGGACTGCGGTTTTGCTCTTCTGGAATTCCTCCGCGCCCATGGCCTTGTACGATTGCGACTTGGCTTGATAGATTGTCGTTACGCCGTCTTCCTCGCACACGATCGCATAACCATCGACCGGCACGCGCTTGTTGCCAACCACCTTGGTGATGGTGCAAAAGCCAGTGCGGATCATCGCATATTTCCGCAAGTGATCCTCGGTGGGAAATGCAATATCCCACGGCTCGGGCC